ATACACACGGTTTGGACCCTCACTTATATCCTCCAATGGATTCTCCTGATTCACTTGGGTTGCAGTCCCGTCCTGTCCGAACGGCATATCGGACACGCTCCGCCCACTCCCGTCAGAGTGGACATACCCCAATGTGGCAGGCAAGCCAATCCCGTGCTTCCGTGATGCGGTGAAGCTTAAAAAATCGCCTGCCCGTATGCCTTCGTAGGAATCAGTGGTAGATCGTACCGGCCGCGAGTCTTTATTGGATTCTCTTCCTTGTGGCCGCGTGTGGACGCGGGTTCGAATCCCGCCGAAGGCACCCATGAAACAAACCCGGGGTAGGGGTATTGACAATCCGGGAGGGGCATTCGCAGATGATGGGGAGCCCCTATACCGGCATTCCAGCAAGCCAACGGCGAAGATAGTCGTTGACAAATCCATAACACCCTGGGCCCCATACACGTGGGAGGCCACATGAGCAAGCGGCGCAACGAGCGCGTCAGCAACGGCTGGCGGCGCAGACAACTCAGGGCAAGAGTGCTGGCCGCATACGACGTGTGCGCCATCTGCGGCAAGCCAGTCGACAAGACATTGAAGACACCACATCCGATGAGCGCCGAAGTCGACGAACTCATACCAGTCTCACGAGGCGGCGATCCATACAGCTTCACTAACTGCAGGCTCACGCACCGCAGATGCAACAGGATGAAGAGCGACAAGACAGACGAACACGCACGAGCGCTGCTGGCTGGCAGACAGGAAGTGAAATCAAGTTCGATGCCGTTCAAAACGTTCGGTATCTGACCTCCGATGACCAGGGCGGGAACCCCGGGTATACCCCCTTCCGGTCGCCTCGGGTGCAGTGCCGATATTTCTCTTGAAATTTAAGCGTAACGAATTGTGTTACGCATACGTTGAATGAAAGGCGGAATATGGCCTTTTTCAAAGCGTCAGCATCTGACATAGAACGATTTAATAAATACTTCAGAAGCACTGACCCTAGTAAATGTTGGGAATGGAACGGTGCTCATCACCCAAAGGGATATGGCACATTCCGTCTGGCAAAGACGTCCGTTCCGGCACATCGCTTCGCATATGCATTGACTCATAACATGTTTATCCCAGATGGGATGGTGATTGATCATATCTGTCACAACCGTTCATGCGTTAATCCAGACCATTTGAGAACAGTAACGGTTCAGGAGAATTCCGAATATCGTGTTTCCTGTAATAAGAACAGCAAATCCGGAATCCGTGGTGTTTACTGGCGTAACGATCGAAAAGCATGGCAAGTTGAGGTTATCAAGAATAGGAAGGCATACAAGAGAGGTCCATTCAAGACGCTTGCACGGGCGGAAGCTGCTGCAACAAGATTGCGCGAAGAACTCGGGTTCCTCACTGGTTTTGGAATGAAGGAAACGCAATGATTTGCGAAGTATGCGGTAAGCAATTTAGGCCAAGTGGTAAGGGCAGCCAACAGAAATATTGCTCCGCGAAATGCAGGCAGAAAGACTATCGGCGTCGGAAAAAGAATCGGCCCGCACGGGACCGGAACGGTAAGTCGCCCGTCAAAGCCGTGGAAACGAAACAGAAGCCGGAGCAGGATCTCGACCAGCGGAGCTTCGAACGGATGATGGACGGCAGCATGCTGGACATACTGCGAGACAACCGTGACCTGCTGCTCAAGGCCATGGCCGATCCCACGACGCCGGCGAACGCGCTGCCCGCGATCAGCCGCCAGCTCATCGACGTATGCGAACGCATCGAAGCGCTCCAAGGC